ACCACCACCTTCCAATCTTGCTGTTGCGTTGAAGTATCCATCACCAGGTCTTGTGACTTGGATGTAATTAACAGATCCTGCTGGTGCAAGAACAGTCGTTCCGTCAGGTCCATATTGTGTTTCATCCCACAATACAATGTTTGCATCTGCCTTAGTAATACCAGTATCGGTAGTCTCAATCAAAAGACGAAGTGGATTATATCCTTCACCAGGATCAATAACATCAACAGATAGAATCTCTCCGTTATCTGCAATGTTTGCTCTTAGAACAGCATCTCTAATAGGTGTACCACAGTTCCCAATAGACAACTTTGGTGGATCAGCGGGATCATAACCCGTTCCACCATTTGTTACAATAACGTCTTTTACTCCGTAAACACTATTGAATACGGGACGAATTGCTGCACCGCTACCTGGAACTGTTCTTGGCATTAGACTACTACTATGTTACCGACCATGTTGCCGTGAATGTTGCATTGGTAGACATAAGTCGTACCAGCAGCAAGAGTCATGGGCACTGTCCAATATTGGACAGAGTTGATACTTCCAGATGTGCCACTGATCTGAGAACCACCATTTGAAACTCTAAGTTCTAATGGGTGTCCTGCACCAGTAGTATTATCAAATCTGTAAGTAAATCCTCTATACACATACAAGGTAGGATCATTCCCTTGCACACCACCACCTGAAACTGTATAGGAGTTGGAATCCGAAGCACTAAACTCAAAGTTAATACAAGGAGTTGCTACTGCTTCAAATGCTGATCCGTTATGAATAAGTGTCTGTCCCTCCTGAGCACTTGGGAGACTAACTGTATTCGTAATCGTAAGTGTTGATCCAGATACCGCAGTAGTGATACCAGTTCCACCAGCAACAGTGATAGTAGAATCAGAGGCATTAGCAGTGTACGAACCACTATCACCTGCCATGCTTTGCAGAACATTCTGAACGATGTTAGGTGAGTCATTCGTAAATGTAATTGCACCAGCGTTTAGGTTTGTACTAATACCAGATCCACCAGTAAAGGTGAGACTATCAGTAACAGTAGTTGCAGTGGTAGTACCATTATCTGCACCGAACTGAGTAAACACATTCTGATTTGGATCACCCAATGTACCAGTCATTGTGATGGTAAGTGTATCTCCACTCATTGAGGTAGAGATATTTGTGCCACCTACAATATTAAGTGTATCGTTTGCAGCAGATGCAGTTGTGGTTCCTGTATCACCTGTAAATGTTTCAAACAGGTTTTGTGTGGTTCCACCACCACCGCCTCCACCAGATTGGAGATCGTTAGCAGGTTCCCATGCAGTATTAGCAGCATTCCATTTCAGAACCTGACCGTCAGATGGTCCACCATTAACAGTTGTGTCTACATCTGCAAGGATAGAAATTCCATCATTGATGTCTACAATTTGTTGCCACCCACCATGTGCAAAGTATCCTTTACCTGTTGCATGGACGTGAGCAAACATACCATGGTGATTTGCAGCATCAGGTAGATCTGCTAAGGCAGCATAAGGAGCATACCATTTCAGATAACCGTCATCACCATCAATATAAGTGTAAGCAGATCCAGACCCACCTGCCCAAAATTTAATATCACCAGTTCCAGTTTGATAAACTACAATATTATCCGTTCCATCTGATACAATCTGATGACCATTAGTATCAAGATTGCCAGTTAAAGTATCAAAATTTCCTGCACGAAAAGCAGCACTAGGAGACGTGCCCCATTTAAGAACCTGACCCTCAGTAGCAGAACCAATATCAAAAAGGATATCAGTTTGGTTACCTAGTTTGTCGTAGAGTTCATCAAAATTGGTGTTCGCTTTGATGGCACCATCACGGAGGGTATCACCCGTGCCGTCATTTGCCGCAGAACCAATGCCAATAGTCTGTTTTGCCATCTTCTTACAGTTTGTACGTTGTTATTTATGTTGCGTCAAAGGACACAGTAGTAGAGTCAAGTGTAGACTCAGTAGAATCGAAGGAATCAGCACTGCCACCAGAGAATCCAGTAACAGTTAATGTTGCGATTTCAGTTTGTAATGGGGAGTTTTGAGCAGGTGTTGCGCCAACAGGTCCGCTGATTTCACAACGGAACTTATACCCTGTCATATATGACAGAGCAGTAAAGGCGTAACTATTACTTGTTGCACCAGTAAGAACTGCAAACGAGAATCCACCATCAGTAGAACGATACCATTGGTATCTCTTCGGTCCATCTTCGGGACTGATCGTAGCAACCACCGTAAAGGTAACCAACTGACTGCTTCCAATAGTTGCATTCTGAGGTTGTGCAGCAATCTGAATAGTTGCAGGGGCAGGAGTTCCACCATCGCCACCACCAGAAGGAGGTGCAGCAGGTGCTTTTGCTCCATTATTCAATGGTTGATCAATAGACTCACGAGTTGTAAGTCCGATCATATATGGGAACATTGGAACTAGGTTCTGCTCACTATCTAATTCAGTAGATAAGAAGTAAGCATATGTTCCATCAGGATATTCAGGAGTAACACAAAAACGTCCATTATGGAAGTCTAGGTTACCAAGACCCTCTGCATACTCCCAGTCCTGCATCAGAGCGCCTGCTGGGGGGTTCTGCTGGGTCGTTCCATAGTCAGGTCTACCTGCGACTTCTTCCGATCTAATACGATAAGAAGTTGTTGCCAAAGTAGTAGAACTTAAATTGTTCCAAGGGTCACTATAAAAGTAAGGTCCATATACAGGGAACCCATCAAATGCAATTCCGACAAGTTTAGAATGACCGTCAGGATGTCTTAGGTTGTCACCATTATACTGAGATGAACCATAGTAATCATTATAAGTTGACATGATGGCATTATTTTGCCAGCATGACAAAAACTCTGTGTCATGGTAATGATATTGTCCAGTCACTTCTGGGTGACCGCCACAACTATCTTCACCAAAATCTACTGGGGAATCAGGGAAATGAGCGTTCCAGTTAAATCCTGTCGGAGGGTTTCCTCCTGCGCCAGCAGAGGGATTGAAGAGTACGACACCGTTAGATGCAATGCCAACAGCACCGAGTGGAGTGGCGACTCTGCCATTTCTTTGGTCATAATAGTTGTAAGTACCAGAGTATGCTTCTCTTGAATATTCAACAATCAGTTGCAGATATGTGCTAGTAGCACGCCAAAATTCACCAGCGGTAGCAGTTTGTGATGTACCTCTGTATATAAAAACTTGCTTCTTCTCGTTAGGAGTACCTTCATCAAATACAAAAAGGATCCTATCATTTACTCTGATAGAACCTGACACAGTAGTGCCTAATAAGGTATTGTCTGTAACGCTAAGAGGTATCTCAATAATATATCCATTCTGTGTAAAACTATTATCGTCAAACGTTCTGGTTACACCAAAAGTTCCACCTCTATAATAGAAGTCATGATCAAAGTCCTGCTCAGTAACCGCATTAGGGTTATCTGCATTAGGGAACGTACCATAGGAGACTGGATCTGGTAAACCATTCGCCGAGACGTCTATGATACGTGTACTTGGATTGTAAGTAGCAGTTCCGCTCATTGGACTTTATTTCTATTTATTGAAAGATCTGAGCAGGTGAGAATCCACTGATGATTGTGGCACCTGTTTGGACAGTTAGGATCACAGAGTTAGAGTAGATTGGTGTCGCACCAGCAGCAGTAATTGCTACACGGAACTCATCACCATCATCCGCTTGTACAGAAGCATTGGAGGAGTAGATCGCACTGGTTTGACCAGTGATGTTGACCCAGTTAGTTTCACCATACTGCTTGCGCTGCCACTGATAGTTCAATGCAGTGGTTCCGACAGATCCGTCAGCACTCACGATGAACGAAGCGTCAACGGTGAAGGATGCAGTCTGACCTTGGTTCACAGTCACGTTAGTGGGTTGTGCGTTGACCAGAATGTAACCAGGTACGATCACGATTGGGTTACCGTCAGCGTCAGTACCCTCACCTGCGTAGGTGTCAAAACCACCGTTGACGTTACCACCCTCA